TATTAAGATGAAAAGAAAAGGAAAGAAAGTATGTTGGGAATACGGTAAAGGAAAATACTGCGGTACACTAATACCAAGTAAAGAAACTAAAACTCACAGATACGCAAGAACAGAAAACGGAAAGATTAAATCACTACCTAAGAAAAAATAATGCCAACACCAAGAAAAGGAAAAGCAAGAGTAAAAATTACTTCAAGTGGTAAGAAGGTTAGTTATGGTCAAGCGGGTAAAGCTAAGGGTGGTGGTCCAAGAGTTAAGCCTGGAACGTCAAAAGGCGATTCATATTGTGCAAGAAGCTATGGGATAAAAATGGGATTACCTATAGGAAAAAGAAACGATCCTAATACCCCTAATAACTTGTCTCGTAAGAGATGGAAGTGTGTAGGTAAAAAATCAAGACGATGATAAAAAATTTATTAGGTGGGCTGTTTGGTAAAGTTGTTGAGAATGCTGAGGGAATATTAGATGAAATAATCACAACAGACGAAGAGCGTGATAAAGCTAAGCTTGAAATAAAAAGAATAATGTTGGAGGCAGAAAGAGAGGCTTTCAATAAAGAAGTAGAAGATCGTAAAGACGCAAGATCTTTATATAAAGACGATGCTTTCATTCAGAAAATATTAGCAGCATTATTTACTATAGCGTACTTCTTACTTACATACACTATGTTTAAATACTTTGTTCTACACGAAGTTGTTTTATCTGAATACGAAATAGGTTTTATATCTACCGTATTTGGAGCTATGTCGGCTAAAGTTAATACTATAGTTGATTTCTTTTTTGGAGGTAGCAGTAAAGAAAACAAATAAAACACATCCCAATCTTTTTATTATCTTTGTAAAAATTAATTACAAATAAAATTTAATAAAAATGAGTGCACAAAAAAAAATTGATGAAAAAGAATTAGCAAGTTTACAAGAGTTAAACACTGAGTTTAATAAATTTAAAACACAGTTGGGAGACTTAAGCTTACAAAAGCATGGGATTTGCTTAAGAGTAGAAGAGTTAAAAACAGAGTTTCAAATGTTAGAGAAAGCACTAATGGAAAAGTATGGTGTTGATTCTGTAATTAATCTTGAAACAGGAGAAATAAAACAAAAAGAAAAAGATGTCGAAAATAAGTAATACTACAGTCTATCCTACTATAACACCAACCTCTGATGATTTATTAATATTAACAGATGTTAGTGATAGTAATGCGACTAAGACTTGTAAGGTATCTAATTTTCAAAATATTAATGGTGGTGGTATAGCTTCAGTAACATTGAGTAAATCTCAAATTCTTAACCTACACACCCATCCTGTAGTTATAGTTCCTGCACCAGGAGCAGGTAAAGCTATAGTTCCTTTTGGATCTTTAGTTATTACAAATACTTTCAACACAACAGCATATTCATATACTACCCCTAACCCAGGTTTTGTATGCGGTACAGCTATTTATACAACTGTAAATTCAACAGACTTAACAGGAGCAGCTACAGCTTCCTATGCATATAACATGCAGTTAACAGGCGTTAATACAGTTACAGATAACAACCCTCTTCTTTTCTCTACTTTTGGAGGCGTGTTTACTTTAGGAGATGGGACGATAACAATAAACTTACAATATAGAATAGTAGAAATATAAAGATATGGCAAAAATTGAAAACACTACTGCATACCCTACGGTACTTCCATCAGCAAGCGATTTACTGATAGGTACTGATGTTGATAATAATAATGAAACAGTTACATTTTTAGTAAGTGATATAGTAGGCGCAGGAGGTGTTGCTCAAGATTTACAATCAGTTTTAGATACAGGGAATGTTGCCACACAAAATATTACTCTTACAGGTAACATAATTGTTTTTGGTACTGTAGAGCCAACTACTATAACAGCAGGAGGTAGTACAGGGACATCGGGTCAAATATTAAGTTCAACTGGAACAGGTTTAGCGTGGATACCAAGTCCTTCAACTTCAGTTAGTAGCTGGGATGCCTCTTTAACTGTTGGAAATACTGCCACTCAAAAAGTTATTGTTAGTGGAAATACATTAGAAATAAAAGATGCAGGAGGTCAGTTACAAATAATAACTCCTGCTACATTACTTAACACAGGCACAAGTACTTTTACTGGCCAAGTAAATATTAATTCCACACAATTAAGTTTTAATACTACAGGTCAAATTAATGATAGTACAGGTAGTACAGGAACAGCTGGTCAGTGGTTAACAGTAGATGCAGCAGGAACAGGAGTAGAATGGAGTAGCACAATACCATCTACATCATGTTGTAATCTACAAGATACTTTAGCAGCAGGAGCTACATCGGTTGGTCAGAGTGTTACACTAAGCGGTACAAGCACGTGGACATTTGGATCAAGTAATAATATTTCTTCTGCAGGAACAAATACTTTTAGCGGAAACAATACTTTTAGCGCTACTGGAACTACATCATCAACAGCTGCTATTGCTTTGTCAGGAAGCTTATATGATGGGGTTACAACAGGGACAGCAGGGCAGATATTATCATCAACAGGTTCTGGGGGTGTTTCCTGGATAACATCATCTGCATCAGCACAAACATTGCAACAAGTATTGACAGCAGGGAATTCTGCTACAGGAGCAAATGCAAATATTACATTAACAGGATTTATAGAGCCTGCTACGATACAAGATGGGTCATCATCATCAGGATCGGCTGGTCAATATTTAACATCAACAGGAACAGGATTGTCTTGGATAACCCCTCCAGCATGTTGTACTTTAGATAACGTTTTAGCAGTAGGAGCTACTTCTACTACTTCTATTACCTTAACAGGTTCAGCTTCTTTAACCGTACCTACAGCTATACCAGGAGTAATTCAAGATGGCGTTGCAAGTGTTGGGACAGCAGGACAAGTTCTTACCTCTACAGGTACAGCCTTAGCTTGGTCTTCAGCAGCAGGAACAAATACTACATACGACTTAGATGTACCTGTTGGAACTACAAATATTACATTAACAGGAAGTGACGGTACATCAGACCCTGTAACTTTATCAGCGGGAACAGGGGTTACTATTACCAGAAATAGTGCTTCACAGATGACAATAGCAGCAACAGGAGGCGCTGCTCAATTAAGTGGATTTATATTTAACGAAAGGTATTATATAAATAATACAGTTTCAATGACTAATAATATATATTACACATTAAATAGTAATCTTGATTTAGCAGTTGGTTATGGAACAAATGCTATTCACAATCCACTACCTAACATTCCTTCAGGAACAATATATAGTGTGCAAGATTTTTTAGCAGGACAAATTTTTAAAAATACAAATACACGTTGTCAGACATATCTTTCTATGGCGACTATTTGTCAAATTGATTTAGCAATTACAACTTCTGCAGATGCAGATATTAATGTTGAGTTCTGGAAAATAACAGGCCCTAAGTGTACTCCATCTTCTATGTTACCAATATCTTCTACTGATATATCAGTATCAGCAACAGCTATTAATTGTGCTACGGTAACTATTACGGGCAATCAAAATATTAATGTTGGAGATGCAGTTTTTATGACTATGAGAAGAACAGATACTGCTATATCTTGGAAACCTAAACTATTAATGGATGTAAATATGGCGTTTGAACAAAATGTGCCATAATAATATATAATTAAATTAAATGAAATGGACATTAGAAAAATATCAATTGGCTCTGACTATAAGTCTGGAGCAATGCACTACATAGTCGGTCAAGAAGTTTTAGGCGGCTCACATACAATACATTTAATTCAAGGAAGTGAAAGGTCTTATAAGATCTGGATACAGAGAAATGATGAGATATATATGTGGAAAGAATTTTTAAGTACACTACCTATATCTTTAGAATTTAACATAAACTTCTAATGAGGTCTCCATATAACTTTATTGTTAAACCTTTAAACAACAGGAGGTATGACAATATTAAAAGTATAAGTGGTGTAGAATTTATCACCAGCTCTTCACAAGAAGATCATGAGGCTTCTAATAGATTTTCAGAAGTAGTCTCCTTACCTATTAATTATAAAGGACCTATAGAAATAGGAGATACTTTATTAGTACATCATAATGTATTTAAGTTTTATTATGATATGTATGGAAGAGAAAAAAGTGGTAGAAGTTTTTTAAAAGAAAACTTATTCTTAGTAGATAACGAACAGTTTTTTTTATACAAACAAAAAGGAAAATGGAAGGCCCATGGAAAGTATTGTTTTGTAAAGCCAGCTCCACTTACAGACTCTTATATTTTTAAGGGAGGCAGTGAAGAACCTTTATTTGGAACTATTAAATATATTAACCAAGAGCTTTTAGATTTAGGTGTAAAGGAAGGGGATCAAATATCATTTACCCCTGACAGTGAATATCCTTTTACAGTAGATGATGAAAAGCTATATAGAATGTTTACTAATAACATAACAATGATTGTATGATATATATACTGGATGATTTTATAGATAAAAAATTATTTGAAATAGCTAACGACTATTTAAAAAAAGGAAGTTGGACTGAGAAAAAAGCTGGAGATAAAAATTTTTATATTCAAGAGTCTAACGAAGAGTTTGATAATTATGTATTAAATAAACTATCTAAGTTTGAAGGTAAGAAACTATATAATATATTAAGTTTTTTTAGAATGTCTAATGCTGAGTTTGATGATGACTGGAGAATACATGCAGACGCTAAGATAAAAGGAGAGCGTCCAGATAGGGCTGCTGTTTTATATATGTCTCCAAGAGAATTAGAAGATTTACATGGAACTGCTTTTTATGAACACGATGTATATGGTAAGGAATTACCTATGGATATTAGCGATAAAGAATTTGATTTATTACTTACTGAAGATTCTGAGATGCTGGAAAAATGGAGGCTTTCATCTGTAGTGGGGTATCAACAAAATAGAATTTTATCTTACCCTTCTAATTACTTTCATAGTAAATTTCCTAATACATCTTGGAAAGAAGGCAGAGAAGTTTATGTAATATTTTATAAATTTAAGTAATGGATACTAAAGAAATTAAAGAAGAAATAATAAAGGCAGGAGAGAAAGCTGTTAAACAATTAATCAAAGTAGCTAAAGAAGATATAATAAAGTATGAGTCTGAAGATCCGTTGGCTGCTGATAGATTAAAAAATGCGGCTGCTACTAAGAAGCTTTGTATTATGGATGCTTTTGAAATACTTAAAAGAATAGAAGAAGAAAGAGCAATGCTTAATGGAAACGTTGCAGAAAAGAAAAATAATACACCTAAAGGATTTGCAGAGTCAAGATCAAAATAAATTATATAAAGAAATAAGTAAAGTTATTCCTAACTCTGTTATATCAAATAAGAACAGAGCAAGGACATGGCTCTATGGTTATAATGAAAAGTATGATGTTGTTGTAATATCAAAAACAGGACAGATAGAAAGTGTGATTGATATAAATGGATTAAGGATTGCACTTCCAAAAGTTCCTAAAAATATATATAAAAGATCTAAAGATAAACAAGAGCAGTACTGGGAAGCGCATCCAATATCTAAAGAATTAAACAGGGTAAAGTCTATATTCCAATGGCACGAAACCCCTGATACATTTAAGTCTCAATGGGTTGACTATATAGAAGAAGAGTTTAATAGAAGAGAACAAGGATATTGGTTTATGAATAATGGTGTGCCTACTTATATTACTGGTACTCATTATATGTATTTACAGTGGACTAAGATTGATGTTGGTAATCCAGACTTTAGAGAAGCAAATAGAATATTCTATATTTTTTGGGAAGCATGTAAGGCAGATAAAAGAAGTTTTGGAATGTGTTATTTAAAAATAAGGCGTTCAGGATTTTCATTTATGAGCTCGTGTGAAGGTGTTAATCAGGCTACTATAACTAAAGATGCTCGTATAGGAATACTTTCAAAATCTGGATCAGATGCTAAAAAAATGTTTACAGATAAAGTAGTTCCAATATCTAACAACTATCCTTTCTTTTTTAAACCTATACAAGATGGTATGGATAAGCCTAAAACAGAGTTAGCTTATAGAGTTCCAGCGTCTAAGATTACTAAAAAAAACATGCACAATTTAGCTGAAGAAGAGTTAGAAGGTTTAGATACTACTATTGACTGGAAAAACACAGGGGATAATAGTTATGATGGGGAGAAGCTACAGTTATTATTACATGATGAAAGTGGTAAATGGGAAAGGCCTGATAATATATTAAACAACTGGAGGGTAACTAAAACTTGTTTACGATTAGGTAGTAAGGTTATAGGTAAGTGTATGATGGGGTCAACATCTAATGCTTTAGATAAGGGTGGTAATAATTTTAAATCTTTATATGAAGACTCTATGCCAAATAAACGAAATGCAAATGGACAAACTAAAAGTGGTTTGTATTGTTTGTTTGTTCCAATGGAATGGAACTTTGAAGGATACATAGATAGATATGGTATGCCAGTATTACATTCTCCAAAAACCCCAATAATAGGTATTGATGGGGAACCTATATCTCTTGGCGCTATTGATTATTGGAAAAACGAAGTTGATTCTTTATCGCAAGATGCTGACGCATTAAATGAATTTTATAGACAATTTCCTCGTACTGAGTCTCATGCATTTAGAGATGAAAGTAAGCAGTCTATATTTAACTTAACTAAAATATACCAACAGGTAGATTATAATGATTCTTTAATTATTCATCATCATTTAACAAGAGGATCTTTTTCTTGGAAGAACGGTATAAAAGATACTGAGGTAATTTGGAGTCCTAATAAGCATGGAAGATTTTTAGTAAGCTGGACACCTCCTCCACATTTACAGAATAATATTGTATCACAAAGAGGAATTAAAAAACCAGGGAACGAACATATAGGTTCTTTTGGTTGTGACTCTTACGATATATCTGGAGTGGTAGTTGGAAAAGGATCTAATGGAGCCTTACATGGATTAACTAAATTTAGTATGGAAGACGCTCCAAGTAATGAGTTTTTTTTAGAATACATTGCAAGGCCACAGACAGCTGAAATATTTTTTGAAGAAGTATTAATGGCTTGTATATTTTATGGTATGCCTATACTTTGTGAAAACAATAAACCCAGGTTGCTTTATCATTTTAAAAATAGAGGTTACAGAGGTTTTTCTTTAAACAGACCAGATAAAACTTATAATAAATTATCTAAAACAGAAAGAGAATTAGGAGGTATCCCTAATACTTCTGAAGACGTAAAACAATCGCATGCTTCTGCTATAGAATCATACATAGAAAAATATGTAGGAATAGATTTTAATGGAGACTATAGAGACGCTGGAGACATGGGTGTAATGTATTTTGGAAAAACATTAGAAGACTGGGCTAAATTTGATATTAGCAATAGAACAAAGTTTGATGCAGCTATAAGTTCAGGATTAGCTATCATGGCCAACCAGAAGCACTTATACACACCGTCTAAAGAAAAATCAAAAATAAGTATTAACTTTGCGAGATATAATAATTCCTCCAATAAAAGTCAAATAATTACATGAAAGAAGTCAATATAAATATAAAGTCAACAGCCTTCCCAGATCAATTCACGAGTGATGCTAAAAAAGCCACTGATGAATTTGGGTTACAAGTTGGTCAAGCTATACAATATGAGTGGTTTAGAAAAGATGGAGGAGGGTGTAGATTTTATAATCAATGGCAAGAATTTCATAGGTTAAGACTGTACGCAAGAGGTGAACAACCTATTGCTAAATATAAAAATGAATTAGCAGTTGATGGAGATTTATCTTATTTAAATTTAGATTGGACTCCCGTTCCTATCATACCTAAGTTTGTAGATATAGTTGTTAATGGTATGTCAGACAGATTATTTAAAATAAACTGCGTTGCTATGGACGCTATGTCTGCTGAAAAAAGAAATCAGTTTCAAAGTATGGTAGAGAGAAACTCAATTTCAAAATCATTATTTCTTCAGATAGAACAAGACTTTAAAGTACCTATGTTTGATGTTGATCCTAAAACACTACCTGAAACGGATAGTGAAATGGAATTATATATGCAACTTAATTACAAGCCAGGTATAGAGATAGCTAATGAAATTGCTATTAATACTATGCTTGAAGAAAACCATTATGTAGATACTCGTAAAAGAGTTGATATGGATATAACAACTTTAGGTATAGGTATTACAAAACATATGTTTCAATCTGGTGATGGCATTAGAGTAGAGTATGTTGATCCAGCAAATGTTGTTTACAGTTACACAGAGGACCCATATTTTAAAGACACATTTTATTGGGGAGAAATAAAAACAGTTCCAATTGGAGAGTTAGTTAAGATTGATCCAGATATAACTAATGAAGACATGGAGAAAATATCTAAGTATAGCCAGTCATGGTATGACTACTATAACGTAGCGGCTATGTATGAGAATAGTATGTTCTCAAGAGATACTTGTACTTTACTATATTTTAATTACAAGACAACAAATAGTTTTGTTTATAAGAAAAAGAAAGTTTCAGAAGGAACTTTTAAAACAGTAGAGAAGGACGACCAATTCAATCCTCCACAAGAAATGATGGACGAAGGAGAGTTTGAAAGAGTAGAAAAAAGAATTGATGTTTGGTATGAGGGGGTTATGGTTATGGGTACTAATATTATATTAAAATGGGAAATGATGGAGAATATGGTGCGTCCAAATTCTGCTAATCAATTTGCTATGCCTAACTATGTAGCGTGTGCTCCAAGAATGTATAAAGGAACTTTAGAGTCTTTAGTTAGAAGAATGATTCCTTTTGCAGACTTAATTCAAATATCACATTTAAAGATTCAGCAAGTTGTTTCTAAGGTTGTTCCAGACGGTGTATTTATTGATGCTGATGGATTAAGTGAGGTAGACTTAGGCACAGGTGCTGCTTATAATCCTGAAGATGCTTTAAGGTTATACTTCCAAACAGGTAGTGTAGTAGGTAGAAGTTATACTCAAGATGGTGAGTTTAATAATGCTAAAGTTCCAATTACTCAATTAACATCTAATAGTGGTCAAAGTAAAATGCAAATGCTTATTGGTAATTATAATCATTATTTAAATATGATAAGACAGGTTACAGGATTAAATGAAGCTCGTGATGCATCAACACCTGATCCAAATTCTTTAGTTGGTATACAAAAATTAGCTGCATTAAATTCTAATGTAGCAACAAGACATATATTAAATGCAAGTTTATATATAACTAAAACGTTAGCAGAATGTTTATCTATTAGAACTGCAGATGTATTACAGTATGCAGATTTTAGAGATGAGTTTGCAATGCAGATTGGTAAATACAATTTAAATATTTTAGATGAAATAAAAAATCTATATATATATGACTTTGGAATATTTATAGAGATGAGTCCTGATGAAGAAGAAAAGGCTCAATTAGAAGCTAATATACAAATGGCATTACAACAACAGGGTATTGACTTAGAAGATGCTATTGATATTAGAACTATTAATAATCTTAAGATGGCTAATCAATTATTAAAGGTTAAGCGTAAACAGAGTGCTGCAGAAAAACAAGCTCAAGAGCAGCAGAAGCAGGCAATGCAAAACCAACAACAACAACAATTGCAACAACAAGCAGCTCAATCTAAAATGCAACAAACACAGGCAGAGCTTCAAGCGAAAATACAAATCAAACAAGCAGAGATAGCTTTTGAAATTGAGAAACAAAAAAATGAAGCAGACCTTAAACGTCAATTAATGCAAGTTGAATTCAATATGAATATGCAACTAAGAGGTATGGAGCAATCACAAATTGACGCAAGAGAAACGCAAAAAGAGGATGCAAAGGCTGAGCGTATAAGTCAAGGGAATACACAGCAATCTAAAATGATTGAACAACGAAAAAGAAACCTTCCCCCGATTAACTTTGAGTCTAATGAGGATAGTTTAGATGGTTTTGACTTAGCAGAATTTGAGCCTCGATAAGCTTGAAAAACCTATAAAAATAGTATTAACTTTGTATAAATTAAATTAAATAAAATGGACGAGCAAAAAATTATAGTAAAAGATGTGACAGGGGTTGAAAAATCCAAAGTAGAAATAGAAGAAAAACTACTTAAACAACATGAAGAAAAATTTGAATCAACAGAAAATAAAGATTCAGAGCCAGAAAAAATAGAAGTAAAAGAAGAAACTCCCGCACCAGAGTTAAATGATGCAGACGTTCTTTCATATATTAAGAGCAGATATGATAAAGACATAGATTCAGTAGATCAATTATTTGAAACGAAAGAATCAAATGAAGATTTACCTGAAGATGTCTCAGCATATTTTAAGTACAAAAAAGAAACTGGACGTGGAATCGAAGACTTTGTAAAATTACAAAAGGACTATGATGAAATGGATGGTGACCAAGTGCTAAGAGCTTATTACAATTCAACAGAAGAAGGGTTGGATAGTAGTGATATCTCAGACATTATAGAAGATAAGTTTTCGTTTGACGAAGATTTAGATGATGCTAAAGATATTAAGAAAAAGCAATTAGCCAAAAAAAGAGAACTTGTAAAAGCTAAAAAGTTTTTAAATGAACAAAAAGATAAATATAAACTTCCTCTTGAGTCAAGTGGGAAGGGTTTATCTAAAGAAAACATGGAAGAATTTAATAGCTATAAAAGTTATGTAGAGGAATCTAACACTGCTAAAGAAGCACAGAAGAAAAGGTATGACTATTTTTTATCAAAGACTGATGAGGTCTTTAACGATGAGTTCAAAGGTTTTGAGTTCAATATCGGAGAAAAAAGTTTTAACTTTAAACCTGGTGATAGAGATGAGTTAAAAAGTAAACAATCTAATGTAAACAACTTTGTAAACAAGTATATGGATGCAGAGTCAGGATTGATGAATGACGCTCAAGGATATCATAGAGCTATGTCGGTAGCTATGAATCTCGACAAATTTGCTGAATTTTTTTACAATCAGGGGATGACCGAAGCTGTAGATAATGTTACTAAGAAATCTAAAAACATTAATATGGACATGCGTAAAACTCCTCAGACATTCAGTAAAGATGGATTGAAGATTAGAACCGTAGGTGATAATAGCAGTGGTAAAGGACTCAAAATAAGAAGTATAAAAAAAGTATAAATTAAAAAATTAAACAAAAATGGCAATTAATGCAACACCAGGTTTTGACTTACAACCAAGTAGTCAACAGGTTGCCCTGGCAACAAATTACATTACTAACTTTGATTTCTTAAATCAGTATCTTCCAGATACATATGAGAAAGAATTTGAAAGATATGGTAATAGAACAGTAGCATCATTCTTAAGAATGGTTGGTGCTGAAATGCCTTCTAACTCTGACCTTATTAAATGGGCTGAGCAAGGAAGGTTACACACTAAGTATACAGCATGTACATCTGCAGCAGCAGCAGCGGCTAACGTAGCAACTTGGACTATTCCAACAGCTCAAGTTAACCCAGCAGCTCCAGCTTCATCACAACCAACAGGAGGTTTTTCAGCAATCAGAGTAGGTCAAACTGTAATGATTTCTGATGAGACTGCAGCTTCTGTACTAAGTAATAAAGCTATTGTAACAGCTGTTTCAAACGTAGCTCCATATACAGTAACTGTAGCTTACTATGAAGCAGGTGGTCAAGCAATGGCAGCAGCTACAAACTGTAGTATATTTATTTATGGTTCTGAGTTTGCAAAAGGTCAAGTAGGAATGCAAGGATCTTTAGAAGCTCAAGACTTAATATTTGAAAACTCTCCAATTATCATTAAAGACACTTACGAGGTAAGCGGTTCTGACATGGCTCAAATTGGATGGGTAGAAATTTCTACTGAGAATGGTGGTACAGGATACTTATGGTACCTAAAATCTGAGCACGAAACAAGACTTCGTTTTGAAGACTATCTTGAGACTGCAATGGTTGAAGCGGTTCCTGCAGCGGTAGGTTCTGGTGCAGCAGCAGCAGCAGCTCCAGTAGGAAACAAAGGTTCTGAAGGAGTTTTCCATGTAGTAAATACAAGAGGAAATGTATGGAGTGGTGGTAACCCAGTTGCTCTTGCAGGTTTCGATTCAGTAATCCAAAGACTTGACAAGCAAGGCGCTATCGAGGAAAATGTTATTTTCTGTAATAGACAATTCTCATTTGATATTGACGATATGTTAGCTGCTCAAAACTCTTACGGAGCTGGTGGTACTTCATATGGTTTATTTGACAATGACGAAGAAATGGCTCTTAACTTAGGATTCACAGGATTCAGAAGAGGTTATGACTTCTACAAGTCAGACTGGAAATACTTAAACGATCCTACTATGAGAGGTGGTTTAACAGGTGGAGCAATCAATGGACTTATGGTTCCAGCTGGTTCTACAACTGTATATGACCAAATCTTAGGTAAGAACGCTAAGAGACCATTCTTACATGTTCGTTACAGAGCTTCTGAGACTGAAGACAGACGTTACAAAACTTGGATCACTGGTTCAGCTGGTGGCGCAAGAACTTCTGATCTTGATGCAATGACAGTTAACTTCTTATCTGAAAGAGCTGTATGTACTTTAGGTGCAAACAACTTCTTCTTATTTAGAGATTAATAAGTAACACTAATTTAGGGGAGGATTAACCTCCTCCCCTTTTTTTTAACTTTAATTAAATTACAATAAAATGAAAAAACCAAAAACCACTGTTACTAAGCAGTATAAACTTAAGAGAGATGTAGCACCATTGTGCTTCATGTTAAATTCACACCACAACAAAAGATCCCCATTACTTTATTTTGATGAAGAGTCAGGAGTAAACAAACCTCTTCGTTATGCAAGAAACCAAAAGAGCCCTTTTGAGGAAGAGCAAGACGGTAATGCTATTATGGAGCCTATTGTTTTTGAAGATGGCTTCCTAACCGTAGATAGAACCAACCAAGTACTTCAACACTTTTTATCTTTACATCCTGGAAACGGAATGATATTCGATGAAATAGATGAAGCAAAAGATGCGGCTGAAGAATTAGAAATTGAAGAATTAATTTTAGATGCTCAACTGTTAGCAAGAGATTTAGATATTGCAATGCTTGAAACGGTTGCACGTGTTCTTTTAGGTTCTGGTGCAGATAAGTTAAGTACCGCAGAATTAAAAAGAGATATCCTTGTCTTTTCAAGAAATCATCCTGAAGACTTTATTGATATTTTAAATGATCCTGCACTACAAATGTATGATGATGTTGTTCAGTTTTTTAGTAAAAACCTATTAACTTTAAGAAACAACCAAAGAGATGTTTATTTTAACTTAGCTAAAAATAAAACTAAAATGTTAACAGTTCCTTATGGAGAACAACCAAATGATATTGTATCTTCTTATTTACAAACTGATGAAGGACTGGAGACTTACAAGTTATTAAAACAAATGTTAAAGAAAAAGAAATAATCTTTATTAACATAATTTAAAAGAGCACCCTAATAAGGGTGTTTTTTTTTATCTATCTTTGTACTTTATTAACCCATTAAAAACTTTTATAAAATGGAAAAATTCTTAACAATCCCAGTAACAGGCTCTGGGGACGTTCTTTTAAACGTAAATGAAGTCCTGTCAGTAACAGCTGCTTCAGGTACAGCAACTACTACAGTTATTACTTATTTAAATGGTAACACTGCAACACTTACTGCAGCTGCTCAAGTAGCTTTCAGTATGAGAAAATTTATTGCTGATTCAATGGTTGCTGCTTTACAAACTTCTTGGACTCGTGTAACATACATGGCTATACCACCACAAGCAGTTTCAGGAATAGTTATAGCATAGTTATGGGAAAGTTTATTAACGTGCCTCTCCCGCTTTACAGTGTAACAGCGGACATGGCTTCCCCAGCAATAGCAGGTACCACATCTGGTACTGCTACGGGCAAACTAACTTATGCTACAGGTGGCTTTAATGCTGCTGTAAATGTAGGAGATCAAGTTTTAGACACTACTACATGGACAATTTCTACAGTAACAGCTGTAGATAGTGATACTGTTTTAAGTATATCTGGAACAGGTAATACTGCTTTAGAGGTTTCAGGTGCTGCTTTTAAAATATGGCCATATGCTGCCGCATATACTTTTTTAGTTGCAACAGGAACTTTTTTAACTGATGTAAATGTAGGAGACTTAGTAATTAATACTTCATCAGATAGAATGGCTAAAGTAACAAAAGTTAATTCTGATACTTCTTTAACTATGGATAACTTTATTTTTGATGATAACGGATCTGATACTGCGGTTGTTATATCTCAAAGTGGTTATGGTGGTAGATTAATTAATTTAGATAATATAGTTACTAATACTCCCACACCAGCAGGTGGAGCAGGTACTACACCTGTTGTATTAACTTACAAAACTAAAACAGCAGGTAATGATATTTTAACTATTACTATATCAGCATCACAAGCTAATTATAGCTGGCAAAAAGCTTTTGAAAAAGTGATGATTGAAACTTTAGAGTCAGACTGGAAAGATGTTATAGCTGAAATGCCAATGGTAGTTGCCCCTGTATTGGCTTCAAGACCTTCAGTTCTTTTTGCTACTTCTGTAGTTTTAGCATAATTAATTATTATATATTAAGAGAGGCCTACAAAAAAAGTGGGCCTCTTTTTTTTTGTTATCTTTGTAGAAATGTTTATATAATATGGCAGCATCAATAAATGAAGTAAGGAATACTGTATTAGCTATAGCAAATAAAAATAACTACGGATATATATCTCCTCAAGATTTTAATTTGTACGCTAAACAAGCGCAGGTAGATATGTTTGAAGATTACTTTTATAGTTATAATAATTGGATCAACAAACAAAATAGCAGAATGTCAGGTGAAGGTTATGCTGATGTAATAAAAGGATTAGTAGAGGTGATGGATAGTTTTTCTAATCAAGTTTTTTTAGCTCAGAACAATTCTAATACTTATAACTTACCTAATGATTATTATCTAATAAATAAATTATTTTATTATTCAGTCCCTTTATTTAAAGGAACAAATACTGCAGTAGTAGCAAATCAATTAATAGATATAAATGCTGTAGGATGGACGATAATACCAGCATCATCACCAACACCTAAGATTGGTTCTTTAGTGGTTAACACTACAACATTACAGCAGGCTTATATTACAGGGGTTCTTAGTAGTACTGTAGTAACTTTAAGTGCAGATATATTTTTAGTTGGTGGTCAGAATTATGTCATTTATTCTAATACAAATATTAGAGAAGTAGAAAGGGTTAATCAAAATAAAATATTTTATTTAACAAACTCTGCTTTAACTGCTCCTACTAAAACGTATCCAGCATATGTTTTAGATGGTAATATAATAACAGTATATCCTACTACTATATTAAACGTAGGAGATATACAAGCTCAGTATGTAAGATATCCTAAGATACCAAAATGGACTTGGCAAAACTTAGGAGTTGGTGAGCCAATATTTGACCCTACACAGCCTGACTTTCAAGAGTTTGAATTACCTCAGTCTGATGAGCCAACATTAATTGCAAAGATATGTCAGTATGTAGGTATAGAAATTAGAGATGCTGAAGTATATAATTTTGGGAAAACTGAAGAGGGTAACGAAATACAAGAAACAAGTTAATTATGACATATATTACAGATTATCAATATTATGAAAACAATGGGGTAGTACCAACTGATTCTAATTGGGGGTCTTATCAGTACATATCTTTAGAAGATATTGTAAATAATTTCATGTTAATGTTTCAAGGTAACAATGAGATTGTAAATAACTTAAATAGATATCAAGTTTTGTTTCATGCAAAAAGAGGAATTCAAGAATTGAATTACGATGCAATGAAAGAAATAAAAATATTAGAACTTCAGATTTGTGATCAATTAAGATTTGTACTTCCACCTGACTATGTTAACTGGGTGAGAATCTCATTAGAACAAAATGGCATGCTGTATCCAATGACAGAAAATATTCAAACTAATTGGAGTGGGGCATACTTACAAGATAATGATTGTAAAATATTATTTGATATAGACGGAAATGTATTAAAACCTAACAATTCTTTTTTTGATAAAGAAAGATTATCAGGACAACAAAGAACAATGTATTTAGGACAAGGTCCTTATCATGGACAGGAAGGTTATTGTATTAATGGAAATTGGTGTTTTGATTATGCAATAGGTGCACGTTTTGGATTAAACACAGAAACAGCAAATGTAAATCCTACTTTTAGTATAAATAAAAAAGGAGGTGTTATAAACTTTAATTCAGGAATGGCTGGAAAGTTAGTGGTATTAGAATATATTTCTGATGGTATGGAAAATGGTGATGACTCCAGTATTAGTGTTAATAAATTATTTGAAGATTTTATATACGCATATATTAAATATGCTATTTTAAATGGCCGATTTGGAGTACAGGAATATATAGTAAACAGAGCAAGAAAAGATAAGTCTTCTTTGCTTCGTAATGCTAAATTAAGATTAAGTAATATACACCCTGGCAGACTCTTACAAAATTTAAGAGGTCAGGATAAATGGTTAAAATAATATGGCAAAAGCCTCAACAAATTTTATAGCAGGTAAAATGAATAAAAGCGTTGATGAACGCTTGGTTCCACCTGGAGAGTATATAGATGCTTTAAATGTTCGTTTAGGGTCTACTGAAGCTACTGAAATAGGAGCTGTAGAAAACTCTAAAGGTAATTCTCTTTTAACTAATGTTGAATATGCAGGGCAAACAGTCAATGGAAAAACACTTGGAGTTTATGAAGATGGTATAAATGAAACTCTTTATTGGTTTATACATGATAGTAATAATCCAAACTCTCCTACAGGTAAGGTTGACTTAATAGTATCTTTTAATACTAATACTTCTTCTTTGACTTATCACTGTATAAGTACATCTGTTTTAAATTTTGATGAAAAACATTTAATTACTGGTATAAATAAGATAGAAGATTTATTATTTTTTACTGACGATATAAATCCTCCTCGAGTAATTAATGTAACAAGAGACTATGATTATCCTGTAGGTGGTATAGATACTATATTTAAAGAAGAAGATATTAGTGTAATAGTTAAGCCGCCAGGATACGAACAGTTTGATACTACGGCAGGGCAAAATTCTCCGTTAGGATCTCCAGTAGTGGTTCCTATACAGGACTATGTAGGTCAAGAAAATTATTTACAAACCAGGTTTGTTACTTTTGCTTATAGATATAGATATACAGATGGAGGGTATAGTGCAATATCTTTATTTAGTGATCCTGCGTTTCAACCTCGTGAATTTAGATTTAGTATTGATGACTATTTAAATGCAGGGATGTATAATGTTTATAAAGCTTTTGATGTTACATTCTCTACAGGTACTAAAAGAGTAGTAGAAATAGATTTGTTATTTAAACAAACTACATCTAATGTTATAAATGTTATTAAAAGATTTAAAAAAGATGACTTAGGTATTCCTAATAATGATACTATGACTCATCGATTTACAAATAGTGAAATCTATACCACATTAGGTTCAGATGAATTACTAAGACTTTATGATAATGTTCCAAGAACTGCTAAGGCTCAAACCATTAAAGGTAATAGATTAATATACGGAAACTATGTGGATGGTTATGATTTACTTTCTGCTTTTGATGGGAATAAAATACCTATAAATTATACTGTAGCTCCTGTCTTTGAAGAGATAGCGGGAGTTCCTTTAGGAAATGGATCGGTTGCAAGTCCTGCTCAAGGTGGTATTCCTGCAGTAGCTGCAAATCCACTTGTACAGACTTCTGCTTATACTATAGGAGGCGGAGCTTTAGGTACCGACTCTCGATTAACATGGGATCTAACGGCTGCAAATCCAACTTCAGGAGATATAAAAACAGGGACTACTTTTTTCTTTGGTTTTTCTATTTCTCAAAACAGTATTACCTGTAATGATTACGGTACAGGGGTAGAGTGTAGTACTAATAATGGAAATAATTTTAATCAGCAGTCTCCTTTTACAATTAGAATGAGTTTTACGTGTTCTGTTGACTATCCTAATGTAACACAAATGTGTGCATCTCAGGAGTTTAAAGAAAGAATAGGAGGTTCTATTGCTCAAGGATTTAGTTCTAACTCAATTCAAGAGCTTTATCCTTGTTATAATTCAAATCAAGGAGCTACACTTTCAGATAAGTTTTATGAAGCTGCAGTAACTCCTATGACAGGAACTAACTTAGAATTAATTAATGGTGGAAGAACGGTAGCACAACAATGTACTCCATCATCTTTTCCTTTAACATGTAGTAATACTATTATTACTTCAGGAGCTACAGACGCAGCTGTTGCAGGATTTTTAACCAATTCAAATATAGACTTTACTTTAATTGCTGGATTAGCAGTAGGAGATATAGTAATGGATATGGCTACAGGATTAACAGCAAGTGTTAATTCAATAGCAGCCAACGACTTAGGGTTAACAGATATAAATGGTGGTTTAGTAACTTTAGAAACAAGTGGGGTAAATTATCAAATAACTCCTGCATCTGGAAGCTCTGCATTGTGTAGCCCTTCAGGTATTGAGTTTACAGCAACTGCTGGTGGTTTCATTCTGGAGCTTCCTGCTACTCAATATTATTATACAGACGGAACTTCACCTGCTTCCTCAAATTATAGTGAAGCATTTATTTATTATAACTTTATAGGGTATGGATGTACTGCTGGATACAGGCAGGTAAGTAAAACAAACAGTCTACATTCAAATAGAGATTACGAAGTAGGTGTTGTGTATATGGATGATTACGGTAGATCATCTACAGTATTAGTTTCTGATACTAACACTGTATTTGTTGAGCCTGACAAGTCAACTTATAAAAATAAAATACGAGTTACTTTAAGTAACTTACCTCCTTATTGGGCAAAGAAATATAAGTTTGTAATAAAGCCAAGTGAAGGGAATTATATGACTATTTTTTCAAATACTTTTTACCAGCAAGATGGATCAGGTAAACAGTCAGGAGTAAGTAGTGGACTGACTAATGAAAACGACCCAAGTTTAGTGTGGTTTAAGTTAGAGGGTAATAACCAAAACTTAGTAAAAGTTGGAGATGAATTAATAGTAAAGTTGGATACAGGAGGTGCGGTAGCATCAGAAGTTTCTACAACTGTTTTAGCAGTAGAGGCTTTTGCTACTAAAGAGATAACAGATGTTTCTTTAGCTGGTCTTTATATGTTATTAAAACCAGGGAGTTTTAATATTGAAAGCACAGAGCCTTCTTACTTTAGAGGAAGAATGTCTAAAGATGCAAATGATGCAGGTAATTTTAAAGATGGATGTATTAGTAATTATAGTTTAAATGATAATGCTACTCCAAGTATTCCTTATACCATTCCTGCTGGGTCAACTATAAGAATTAAAATTCGTAATTGGAGAGGCGGAGGCGGAGGCGATTGTGATAGTAAGAGTTTAACTTACGATAGGTCTTTTGTTTCTACTTCAGATTACCAAAGCTTTCACGCTTGGGCTGTAGGAGATGATCTTGCAAGTCAAATGACAACTCAACAGGCAAGTACTGCTCAAGAAATGGCTATATCTTTTGATCCAGTTCTGGTTACATCAGGAAGTGGGTGTACAGAAAATCAATTTAATAGTGTGTGTAGAATAAGAGAAGCTACAAATGGTAGACAATTTTTTGTAAATACTTGTAATATTCCTCGTTGTTGGGAAGCATTTGAATATTATAATGGTCATTGTAGTACACTTATAGAAGTTACAAGAGGTGGATCTTTATTTGTATTTGAAACTGTGCCTCAAGATGCAGACCCTAATTTATTTTATGATGCATCAGAACTATTAGATATTGAACCTCAAACTGCAGGTGCTCAGCCTTATCATATGGCTAATACTATATATGACGTTCAGTCTAACACTTATAGTTTAGCTCCTAACTCTGTTAATCAAAGTCCAACTACAGATTTAACTACAGACTTAACTGCATATAATTGTTATACATTTGGAAATGGTGTTGAGAGTTATAGAATTGGAGATAGTCCAGCAGGTAAGTTTTTTAATTTAGGAGAAAGAGTATTAGCAGTTTCTAATCAAGACTTTAAAGAGGCTGACCGTTTTGCAGGAATGACATACAGCGGTGTGTATAGTGGAGCCGCTAACAGTAATAACTTAAATGAGTTTAATTTAGGTTTAGTAAACTTTAAAGATTGCGAAACTTCTTTTGGTCCTATCATGAAATTACACGCAAGAGAAACAGACATTCTTACATTGCAAGAAGATAAAATATCATATGTATTAGTAGAGAAAAATGTTATTACTGACTCTACAGGTGGTGGTGCAATTGCATCTGTACCTGAAATATTAGGAACTCAGATAGCACGAATAGAAGAATTTGGAATTAGTTTTAATCCTGAAAGTTTTACCTCTTGGGGATATGATATGTTTTTTACAGATACCAAAAGAGGAGCTGTACTTAACTTAAGAGGTGCATCTCAAGGTAGTGATCAACTACAAGTTGTGTCACAATATGGTATGAACTCTTGGTTTAGAGATAGATTTAACGCTCAACTTGCTACTCAAAAATTAGGAGGTTATGATCCTTATATGAATGAGTATGTTTTAACTACAAACAACACTGGTATATTTGTTCCAGGAGCTAAGGTTCCTTGTGGTACTACATTAACTCAGTATAGTACTACTGATAATTTAAATTACAATGTTTCTTTAGGAACAGTAACAGGTCAAGTTAATATACCATACAATATAACTTTAGGGTCTATTGATATAGTTATTACTTGGAACGGTTCGGTAGTTGTAAATCAAGTAGGATTAACAGGTGCAGGAACATTAAGTTTTAACAAATCTCTTCCAACGGCACAAGCTAATGTAGATATTATAGTTAATAATTTAAGTAGCTATGAGATAACAATAGAATGTCCGCCAACGATACCTTTAACAGTTGTTCAGGTTGTGGTCAATTCTCCAAATTATGTTAATGAGTTTATTCACACATCTTATAATTGGACTAACACTCCTACAATAAGTCCTTATAATTTAACGGCAGCAGCTTTAACAACATCTCAACCAGCAATATATCAATCATCTACAGGGGTAAGAGGAGTTGGTGTTTTCCCATCTACAGGTTCAGATATAAATATAAGGACTCAAAAAATTATTCCTGATAATTTTGATTTTGATCCTGCATTACATAGTTTTAAAATATTATCTTCAAGTACCTTATATAGTAATAGTGCTGCAGATATTGCCAGTTTACTTGCGGCATCATCAGTAGTTAGTGGCCCTGTAACTAATCCATCTACAGGGGTGTTCCAGGCTACTGAACCAGCTTTTAATATGCCTGCTGTTAATGATTATTTATATTTAATATGGGATTTAAGAATGATAACAAGTCAATCAGTATGCTATTGTACAGGGGGATCAACTATTGAAGAAGCTTGTTGTACTTGTACTCCTCCATGTAACACATGTTACTTTGGCCCACAAACACAGAATGCTACACAAGTATGTGCAACTGATACAAATAGTCCTTTAAGTTTAGGATTGAAATCATTCTCTGGTGCTTATAGTACCCCTACAATTGGAGACATATGTTATATGGACAGTACTAATACTTGTAATCCAAATGCACAAGTTAATGTAAATGGAACTTTATTTTTTGAAGGATTTGTAGCTACTGGTTTTTATATAGTTGACGTAAATAACCCATCAACAACGTCACCAAAAAAATGGATTCAAGTTGGTCAAAATGGTGTGGTAATAAATAGTGGAACATGTTAAAAATAAATAAATAAATTATGGCTTGTACAACACCTACAGTATATTGGGCTGGAGTATCATTTTCTTCAGCAACACAATTATATTCTGATGCGGCTTTAACTACAGTTGCATCTGATGGTATATATACTTTTGGATCTTTTAGTAGAGTAATGACTTCAGGGGTTTTAGGCCCTCCTCAGCCATGCCCTACTTGTTCGCTTGCATGTAATACACAATGGCAGAATAGCGGAGGTACGGGTAGGTATACTATAGATATAAATTTAGGGTCTACTTCAGGAGCTGCAATAATAACATTTAGTTCTGGGCAATTAAACACTACTACTTTTCCTTCTCCCGATCAATGTACTTGGAGTTATAATGGTGTTACAGCATCAGAGTATAGTGCTTTAGTTGGCGGTTATCAAACAGGATTAATAGGATCACCTGATGCTCTTCCAAGACCAGTTTCTTCAGATGATTGTTTTGTTGGAACTTCAGAGACAATGACTACAGAATTTGGTAGTGATAATTATTCTCCTACAGGTCAAGAATATATATGGGATGCTAATACCCAAGCGTTTGTTGCTACAGGACCTTGGAATGGAGGGTCTCAAGTAGCACCTTTAGGATGGACAGGTTTATCAAATAATGCAGGAACGTATGAGTCTACACTTTTAAATTGGAATTATTTTGAAAGACCTCCTTCACTACCTGATTCTTTATTAGTACCTTCTAATCCTTTTGCTCCTCACAGGGCTTTAGCTCCTAATCTACCTTCATACTCTTACTCTGCACCCTATGGTCCTGGAACTCCTTGGCCTTCACCTGGGATGGAATACAGAGGGGCTACTATGGTTGTTCCTTCTCCTCCTGGAGTTTCAAATAATATATTAACTATTACAGTAGACTCTCCTTGTGGTTCTTGGTGGGGACTTAAAGTAGATTGCCCTCGATTATTAACAGGAATACAGGGTAGTATAAGGCTTGCTAAAGGAACTCCCCCAACCACAGTATGTGCAGCTCCTAATCAAGCAACTTATTATCATGTTCCTGTTGATGCTTACGGAAGTTCAAATCCTAATTCAAGTTATTATGCTTCAGCAAATTTTCCTCAGACTACTATAATAGGTCAACAAAATGGAGTATTAGGTTTGCATGACTGGATATATACAGATGAAAACGGAGAAAACCCTTTAGCTGCTGGTCTTTACAAAATGACTTTTGATGCTAATGATGGTGGAGGGTTAAGAGACTGGATAGTAGAAGTTGGGGTAAGAGAGTATAAAGATACAGGCCCTGTTTGGTTTAATGGAAGTACGGCACCAAGGTCTCCTGTTCAACAACAAGCATTACCTCCTGAAGATTATGCTAATCAAGGATATAATGTACAATCAAGCGGAGCGTATATAGATGGTATTGTTAAATCTATAGTAGCGTGTTCTTATATACAATAGTTTAATATTTAAAATAAAAATATGTCATCATACCCAGCACAAACATTATCCTACAGCGAAGACGTAAAAGGCTGGCCTTCGTTCTATTCTTTTATACCAGATTATATGTGTGGTATGAATGGGTTTTTTTACAGCTGGAAAGGTGGTCAGTTATACAGACATAATACCAATTTACTAAGAAATAATTATTATGGTGTTCAGTATAGTTCTACTATTACCTCAGTGTTTAATGTAGAGCCGATGACTATTAAGTTGTTTAAGACCATGTCGTACGAGAGTGATGACAGGTGGGCGTGTACAAGTTTATTCTCAGACTTAGGGACTGGGTCTATGTTGTCTACCTACTTTGAGCAAAAGGAAGGAGAGTGGTTTACGTTTTTAAGAGAGAATGAAAACACCTTAGATTTAAAAGACAGGTCGGTAAATGGGATTGGGGCGTGTATTAATATTACAGGTCCTGTAACAGCAGTTGTTATAGAGTTTAACGTAGACATAGGAAGTATAGTAAGTGTTGGTGATGAAATGTATTGGGTAACCCCTACTACATTCCCTGCTCCAGCAGGTACGCCTACTCTTGGTGGTGTAATAACTGCTATCACTCAACCCTCTACTACTGCTACTGGTGTAGCTACATTAGGATCTATTACTGTTAACTGTACTACAGGTACAGTTCCTTCAGTTACAGACTTTATTTTATTTGCTAAAAATGCTGTAGCAGAATCACATGGTGCACGTGGATACTATTTAAATTTTACGCTTGAAAATACTAATACCAATGCAGTTGAATTGTTTGCTGTAGGAGGAAGTGTAATGAAAAGTAATCCATAGAATTTACTATCTTTGCGTAAATGAAATTAAATATCTTACCATTACATGCAGACGACTATGAAAATATTCTATGTAATTGGTGGAGAGATTGGAGATGGACACCGCCTTCAAAAGATTTTTTGCCTGATGATGGTATGGGTGGCTTTATGGTTTATGATGGCAAGGTTCCAATATGTGCAGGCTTTATGTATGTAACTAACTCAAAAGCAGCATGGTGCGATTGGATCATTTCTAATTTAAAATATAAAGACAGGCAAAAAAGAAAAGAAGCTTTAGAGTTATTAGTTAAAACTATAAGTGATGAAGCAGAAGCGTTAGGAAAAAAATATATATATGCTTTGATTAAAAACAAACCTTTAATTGATGTATATAAAAAAGTAGGTTTTAAAGAGGGTGATACTTACACTCACGAAATGATTAAAATAATATAATATGGCAGCAGTAACAACAGCAGTAGTAGGAATAGCGTCAGCAGGAGCATCTGCGGTACAAGGATTTAGCGCAGCAGCTAAACAAAAAAGATTAGCAGAAGAAGCAAATACAGCAGCAGCAAAGGCAATGTCTGAAGCAAAAGCAAAGGCAGAGAAAGATTATTTTGCAGGACTGAATGTTCCTATGGATGCATATGAAGCGGAGTTTGAAACTAATTTAGCACAACAACAGCAAGCGGTTGAGGCTTTGCAAGAAGGAGATGCAAGGGCTTTAGCAGCTGGAGTAGGTAGGGTTGGTGCTCAGGCTCAAGCAGGAGCGGAACAAACTCGTATTAAAATGGGGGAAGAAATTTCAGATTTAAATAAAATGAAAGCTGAATCTAAAGACGCTATAAACCAACAGCTTATACAGATGGATGTAGCTGCAGCGAAAGAGCAGAACATGAGAATGAGAGATGCAGAAGCGGCAAGAGCTGCAGGTATTGAGCAGGGTATTGCGGGTGTAGGAGGAGCTCTTACTTCAGCAGCATCATTAGTGCCTTTATTTGGACAGAGTAAAGCAGATAGAAGGGGTGCTAAATTAGCATCACAATATGCAGATCAGAAACCTGAGGGTATGACAGACGCACAGTTTGCAGCTCAGTTAGGGGCTAATGATTATTCCAGAGATCAATACAAACAACTTAGAGATGCTGAAAAAGGACGAGCATTATTTAATAAAGTAGATAATCAGTTTGAGTTTCAAAGTGATTTAGGAATGGATTATATGCAATCTTAATAGATAAATAAACTATGGCAATACCAAGTAAAAAAGAAATAGACTTTGATGTATATCAAAGACAAGACCCAGCATCAACAGTAGATTGGGGTAAGGCTGCAAAAGATATTACAAAAACTTTTGAAGGAATTCGTGATACAAGACAAGCAAAAAAAGATGCAATTGAGAAAAGTTATCAAGACCAACAAACAGCATTACAAGATATTGGTGAGTATGACAACCCTACTATTCAGCAGTTTGTTATGAACGGTGGTCAAGATGCTGCTAATAAAGAACAAGAGTTTTATAATTTAGTTAAGAGAGGATTAGCTAAGCCTGCTGACTATACGATGTTTCAACACAATTTAAAAACTGGATTTGATTTAGTTAAAAAGAATGCTGAACAATTTGACAATACTTTTAAAGAGTATACCGCAAGAGTTCAAGATGGAACAGGTGCTCCAGGGGAACAGTGGATAGCTGAGCAGTTAGAGGGCTTTGCTAATATGAATAATATGAGTTTACAAGCTGATCCTGAAACGGGGGATATGGTTATGTTAAGAACAGATGATAAAGGAAACCCAATACCTGGAGAGAGTATGAGTGTTCAAAGGATGACTTTACTTATGAAGCAACAGATTGATAATTTTGATATAGGTAAAGAGGTGTTGGATATCAAGGAAGAGATGGGTACTGTTACCACTACAATGATTAGAAAACAGTATGGTCCTAATGTTGTGATAACAAAAGAAATGAAAAGCAGAGCTGAGGAAGAATTTTTTGGAACTAAAGACGGGAATGATTTTTTAAGTCTTAAGGTAGACCAGCTTACTTCTTCTCCATATAATGTTCAGTCTATGATTGTTAATGGTAATTTAACAACACCTAATGGTACTAAGTATGAGGTAGGTGGAGAGGAAGATTATGACAGATGGATGGAAGAGAATGGTGGTGATGAAAAAAACAACCCATATCTTGTTATGGAATTTGGTGAGGATAATTTATACAAGCCAAAGTTTAATGAGACTCAAGATAAGGCTGCTAAAGAATATGCAAGAGCACAAATAACAGGAGCTCTTGATTACTCTAAAGAACAAAGTGTTAAAGGACTGGCTCAAACAAGAGCTGCAACATCTTCTGAAATAGGATTAGGAAGAGAAAAAGAAGTTGCTTCAGTTTATATTAAAAATGTAGACATGGTGGTGTCAGGTGACGAGGCGGAGTCAGCAGCAGCAGCTCAGAATTTAATTGATGATATTAATAAAAACAATCCAGATCTTCCAAGGTTAAATAAAATTAAAAGAAATGTGCGTGTAGCTACAAAAGAAGATGTTGCTTCAGGTAAAGCTACTAAAATAGGGGAAGAAATTCCAGAAAATTTTGTAGTTAAAGTTCAAGGTCAGCAAGATGCTATTGTTAATCCTTATAATAATGATGGATCTAAAAAAACTGGTCAAGAAATTAAAAGAGAGCTTTATGAAAAAATTACTCCAAAAGGTTCTACTAAATATGATATTGCAGAATCAGATTATACAGGCGACTTATCAAGAGGGGTAGGTAAAGGAGAAGCTGGAGGTGAAGGAGCTAAAGATAAGATTGTTTATAAGAGAATG